TGCTCAAGGAGCCACGGGTGCCCAAGGTGCCACAGGCGCCCAAGGCGCAACAGGAGCACAAGGTGCAACAGGTGCCCAGGGTGCTACAGGTGCCCAAGGTGCAACAGGTGCCCAAGGTGCAACAGGAGCCCAAGGTGCCACAGGAGCAAAAGGTGATGCAGGAGTTGCGGGAGCCCAGGGTGCCACAGGAGCAAAAGGTGATGCAGGAGTTGCGGGAGCCCAAGGCGCTACAGGTGCCCAAGGTGCTACAGGTGCCCAAGGTGCTACAGGTGCCCAAGGTGCAACAGGAGCCCAAGGAGCAACAGGAGCCCAAGGAGCAACAGGAGCCCAAGGAGCAACAGGAGCCCAAGGAGCAACAGGAGCCCAAGGAGCAACAGGGGTAGGAGTTGCGGGAGCCCAAGGAGCAACAGGCGCTCAAGGAGCAACAGGGGTAGGAGTTGCGGGACCCCAAGGAGCCACAGGAGCAAAAGGTGATAAAGGAGATGGAAGTTCAGGAGTCAGTTCAACAACACATATTTCTAATTCTGGAGCATCTGGTTATACAGGTCCAACCGGCACATGTCATCCACTGTTTAAATTTAATGATAACTCTAATGTAACTGTGTATACATCTGATGCACTTACATATGAACCGTCTTCAGCAACACTAACAGTGCAAAAATTATCAATGAGTTCAGATATAAAAATGAAACAAAATGTGAAACCATTAACGTATGAATATACAAAAGACTTGTTACTCAAATTAAAACCTGTTGAATATATATTTATAAATGATTCCAATAAAAAAATACGATTTGGATTAATTGCACAAGAAGTGGAAGAGTCATTTAAAAATTTTAATTTAGGACTTAACTATACTCAATTTGATGAATATGGAAAAGAAAATAAATATTTATCTTATTTAGAATTAATCGCCCCTCTCATAAAAGTGGTTAATCACCTAGTTGATAAAGTTGAAAAATTAGAATTAGAAATTGAAAAAATAAATTCAAAAAAATAAACAAGGTCACGTAAATTATAAAATAACGCATTGAATATACAAAATTTATTTGATAAATTGCATTTAATAAATCAAATAAATCAAATAAATTAAATTTAAAGTGGTTCGATTCAATTATTCATTCGTTCATCGATTTTTTTAAGAAAATCATTACTGTAAACCATATTTCCAGTAGGTTTATAACTATTAATAGGCTTATATTCTTTTTTAACTAAATTTGGATTGGTGCTCGATGATGACGATGTTTTATTTCGATTTAGTAATGTATGGTCGATATTTGCATTTGAATCTCCTCCTCCTGAATTTGAATTTGTAATTAATCGAATTCCTCCTCCTCCTCCTCCTTCTTCGTTGTTGTCATTACCATCTTCTTTTTTGTTTCCATGCTCGTCAATGGATATTCCTGTTTTTTTTTTAAATTCGGTTCGAACATATGTGGGAATATAATGCCCCCAACTTATAAATATCAAATTTGGATGAGTATATCTGATTTGAAAATCATTTTCTTCCAACTTTGCAATAATGTATGAAATGCACATGACGCGGTCATAATTTACAATTCCAAGCATAACTTCTGGAACAATGTACCAGCAAAAATTACTATTTATTTTTTGTCTTGAAGTCATTTTAATTTTTGTGTGAATTCTATTAAGAATTCGGTTAAAAACTTGCATTTTTTGTAAATCCTTTTCTTTTTTTGTATCGTACAACTCGTCTAAATTTATTTTTCGCACATTTTCAACATCTCCGTCATCTTCTTCACGAGAATAAAATAAGTTATCCATTTTATAATAATCTAATAAATAAATAAAATAATTTAATAATCAATCTATATTTTAACTAACAGAAAAATATATTAATATAAAAACATAAAACATAAAAACGTACATTATATATATTCATGTGCGCACAAATAAACAAGTAAATAAATAATATAATAATATAAAATGGTCATAAAACATTTAGTTATTAGCGGAGGTGGTCCAACAGGTTTGCTCTCATATGGCGCTGCAAAATACCTCGAAAAAAATAAGTTTTGGAATATTGACAATATAGAATCCATTTATGGAACATCCATCGGCGCAGTGATTGGAATAATTCTATCATTGAAACACACTTGGGAAACGATAGATGACTATATTGTTAAGTGCCCATGGAACACTGTGCTACCACTGAATACCACATTTGACGACGTTTTAAATATTTACACCAATAAAGGAATCATTCATGAAGAATTTTTTGACATTATTATGAAACCATTATTATTATCAAAAGATTTATCATTGGAAACAACTATGAGTGAATTGTATGAATACAATAAAAAAGAAATTCACGTAATGTCTGTGGAGTTGAATAAATTCAGGCTGATAAATATAAGTTATAAAACATATCCAAATTTAAAGGTGATGGATGCAATTAAGATGAGTTGTGCATTTCCAGTTATATTTTCTCCTAAAATCATGGAGTCGTGTGACAATAATGGTGAAAATCATTGTGTTCACTGTTATATTGACGGAGGAGTCATGTCAAATTATCCAGTAAACACTTGCATTCAAGACCAGAAATGCGACCCGAATGAAATACTTGGATTTAGAAATATCTGGGAAAAATACAATGATACAATTAGCAACGACTCGAATTTAGTGGATTTTTTGAAAATGTGCATAAAACAAATGATACGTAAAATAGATAACGAAGAGTCCATTCCTAAAATTTTGAATGAAGTAACTTGCGTGAGCGAAACAAATGACTATACCAGCTGGTTTGATTTATGTTCCGACGAATCAAAACGTCTTTATTTTATACAGAGAGGAATGACATATGGAGAGGTATTTTATAGATTTATTACAAAAATTTAGAGAGAATGTTGAATGTTGACACAAAAATATCATGAGTTCACACAGATTTAATTATAAAAAAATAAATATAAAATATAACGTAATTATATCATAAAATTTTAATTAAATTATTTTTTAATGAAAAATAAAACACGTAAAAATAAAATGGAAATTGAAAGTTCACGTCATGATGATGCCGGAATTAAAATAAAAAAAATTATTATAAATAATGATGTAGGTTGCATTACTGTAAATAATTCATTTGAAGAGAATTTTAAAAATTATTTAAACAATAAACCTGGAGAACCGCATTCAAAAAAAATATCCGTTTCTGTTGGAAAAGAACTTATTCACATATTTGATAAACCTTTAGCGCCGAAATCAATAAATCCAAAAGATGATTTTTATACATATGTAAACTATGAATGGTTAAAAAAAATGAAGAGTCAAAATCAAAAGAAATACTATACACGAATCGACAGTTTTCGAATAATACAAGAGAAAGTTTATTATCAACTCATCGACATCGTAAAAGATTATACTTCTGAACATTCTGACAATAAATCTAAAATGATACGCAATGTTTATGAATCATTTTTACATTTGAATGAGTCGGTTTGTGAAAAACATTGGATAAATATAAAAAAGGAACTGGATAAGATTTTTGAAAAAGGGACATCTATTGATTTGTTAATATATATGAATAAAAATGAAATCGTGTCTGGATTTTGTCCATTATCATTTTCAATGATAACAGATGAAAAAAATTCTCAAATAAATAGGTGTCATATTACTGCTCCATTTTTGTCTTACTATAACGATGAATTATACAATAACGATGACGCGTATGAAAAAGAATTCAATAAAAAATTTAATGCGTTTGTTACACATGCATTTGCACTTGCATTTGGAAAAAATAATGATTATCATTCAGAAGACGTAATTGATGTTGAAAAACAACTCTTGGATGCAATGAATTCATATGATTCAAAAATAAAAGAAGCCGAAGATGGATATAACATTGTTACCGCAAGTGAAGCAGTTGAAAAATATAACCTTAAATGGAAAGAATTTACAAGCGGATTGGGATTTAAATCAACTCCTTCCTTTTTCATAACAGATAATTTGAATTACTTGTCGAAAATATCAGGCATTTTTCATGATAATTGGAATTCAAAAAAATGGAAAACTTATATATACTATTGTTATTTCAAACAGTTGATGCGATTTCATAAGTCGTGGAGAGTAATATATTATAATTATTTTGGAAAAACTGTTACGGGACAAGGTATCATGTGGCCTCAAGCAATCTATCCTATCTTTGGTCTATCGTACTGTTTCAACACCTTTTTAACAGAAAAGTATATTTCCAAATATGCAAATGGAGCATATATCAAGTGGGCGAGCAATCTGGCATATGATTTAAAAACTGTATTTATGCGAAAAATAGAGAGAAATAAATGGTTGAGTCCAAAAACAAAAAAATATGCGCTTCTTAAATTGAAATACATTCGCGTTGACATGGCACACCCACCATATTTGGTGCCTGACCCTGACCTAACATATCATGCAAATGACCCGTGGGGAAATATATGCGCGTGCAATGAATGGCGATTAAAAATTCTGGTTGAATCAGAAGGAAAACATTACATTGATTTGCCTATTGTAGATTGGAGTACACATTTTGGTTTATCAGGTAACCAAGCTTATATTGTGAATGCGTTTTATGACCCAACAAAGAATAATATTTACTTGCCTCTTGCTTACCTTCAAAAACCGTTTCTAGATGGCGATGAACGAGGTATTGAATATAATTTAGCATATATTGGGTATACAATTGGGCATGAACTGTCGCATTCGCTTGACGATTTAGGTAGCATGTATGATTATAAAGGAAATTTATTCAACTGGTGGACCCCACACGACCGTAAAGTATTTGATTCAAAGGTGAAGGATGTTATTCTACAGTATGAAACATTTGCTGCGCGCGATGGAATAAAAATGGACGGGTCTTTATCTGTTGGAGAGAATTTAGCAGACATTAGCGGTTTAGCAATAGTAGAAGAATATTTAAGAGATTTTCAAATTAATGATGACTATATTATTCCAATCAAAAAACTTTCTTTTGAAGCGCTATTCATGTATATTGCATATCAGTGGCGCTCGTATATTTCAAAAAAATCGATTCCTATTGAATTAAAAATGAATCCGCATCCTTTAGACAAATATAGAGCAAATTGTCCTCTCTCGCGTTTGCGATTATTTAAAAGTATTTACAATATTAAAAAAGGAGATGGAATGTATTGGCATAGTGACACAATTTGGTGATAATTATGGTTTATTTAGGAAAATAAAACCGGTATAACATTATTACAAATATTTAATATTTTTTTTATTTTTTTCTTTAGAGTATATATAACAATTAGTAAAATGGCAAAATGTAGTGGTATGGGAGGCGGTTCTCGTCGTGGTCGTGGTCGTGGTCGTGGTCGCACTCAACGTCGCGGACGCACTGGTCGTCGTGGTCGCACTCAACGTCGCGGTCGTGGTCGCAATTAATTTGAAAATATTAAATTAAATAAATAAATTAAATAATTAAATAAATAATATTTTATTTTTTAAATATAAAATATTTTTTTCTTTAGTGTATATATAACATAATATAATGGCTCAAAGAACTCACCGTCGCGGTCGTGGCCGCGGTACTCGTCGTGGTCGTGGTCGTGGTCGCACTCAACGTCGCGGTCGCGGTCGTCAGTAATCTAAATCTCTCTTACTACATTTAAAATTTAAATTATATTCCATTTATTTATAACAAAAAATGAAATATGTCATTTTTTGTTCTATTTATTTATATTTACTATACATTTGTAAGTTTTTTTATTAATATAATAAAAATATTAATAAAAATTGAAATAAAAAATCAATACTGATTTACATGTAGAATTATAATCCAAAAATCAAATATACAACACATAGACACGCGTGAATAAATGGAAACTTTCATCAACACAATTATAAATGAAGATGCGGTTACTGCGCTTTCAAAATTTCCACCAAACAGCATTGATTTGACGGTGACTAGTCCGCCTTATGACGATATAAGAGAGTATAATGGTTATAATTTCAACTGCGCAGCTGTTGTAAAAGAGTTATTTCGAGTCACAAAGGCAGGTGGAGTTGTCGTTTGGATTGTTGGAGATTCTACAACAAACGGTAGCGAATCGGGCACGTCATTCCGACAAGCTCTAATGTTTATGGAAAATGGATTCAAGTTGCACGACACAATGATTTATGAGAAAAATACGTCATCATTTCCATCGAAAAGAACGGGAACTCGCTACACGCAAATATTCGAATACATGTTTGTATTTTGTAAAGGGAAAATCGCCACGACAAATCTTATATGCGACAAACCAAACAAGTGGGCCGGTCACACGAATTGGGGAAAAAATACAACCCGGTTGAAAAATGGCGAATTACAAGAAACATCCGACATCAAACCCGTTCCGGATTTTTCACCAAGAAATAATATTTGGCACTACAACGTTGGAAAGGGATTCAATTCAAGCGATAAAGAAAGCCACGAGCATCCGGCAATATTCCCCGAAAAGTTGGCAGAAGACCACATTATAAGTTGGAGCAATGAAGGAGACATTGTGTTGGACCTCTTCTCCGGCTCGGGAACTACTTGTAAAATGGCAAAAAAAAATAATAGAAGATACATTGGAATTGAGATAAGCGAAGAATATTGCAAATTATCGGAAGGGATTATTGCAAAGTATTAAACTGAGGGAACTACGTTCCCCCACACCCCCTCCTTTTTCAAACGCAAACGGACGGGTTGTGAATAAATTCAATTATTTTTTCTTTACATGTTTCAGAATTTCCCCAAAATACAGGAATGCCGCCATCTTTTAAATATTTCAAAGCACTCTCCTCTCTTTTAAACCAATCGGAGAGACAGTACATGTAATATATTTTGAAATTTGGAAACAACTCCTTATAATGTAACTGTTTGAAATATCCTGTTTGAAGTTTTTCATCTGCAGAACCACTTGTCTGTTGAAATTTTTTCTCAATTATAAAAATGTTCTTTTTCTCAAGGTCAATATATGCTTCGTCTGGTTTTTTACAACCTGCGGCCGGTTTCAACATCATATTTTTTTCACCTATTTTCTCCATATATTTGTGTAATGCAGATTTACTTACTTCTATAAATGTGCACAAATGTCCTTTGAATTTTACTTCACTTCCAATTTTACGTCGGATAATACTTTCATACCTATCTTTTAAATCGGCAACTTCTTCAAATTGAAGTCCGTTTTTATTTGTATTTGCACCACCGGCACCAGTTCCTTTATTAATTATTTTTGGTTTTTTTGGTTTAATCATCATCTTTTTTTTTTTTAAAATTTCTGATGTCAGTGGCTGTTTTTCTGAGTTGGTTGTTTCGATTGTTTCGATTGTTTCCCACCCATTATTATCAGAAGTGGTGGTGGTCTCTTCCATTGTGGTTTCCATTTTGGTCTCTTATTTGTTTCTAAAGACTAAATCAATTTTTATTTATATTTTATTTATTATTAAAATTTAATTCAACTGTTATTAATCACATTGCAAGGATTGTATTTTCCCCCTGCATACAGGACACTCTGGTTTTTCCAATTTAGTATAACAGTCAGGACATATAATTTTATGGCTGCATGGGTGCAGCTGCAAGCTTGACTTGTTTTTAAAACACAAAATACACTGTTCTTCTTCAACGTTTGTTTCAATGTTGCGGACTCCAGGCGGAAGTGGTAATTTTCCATTGTTGTGTGGGTGTGGCTGGTGTAAAAATGCTGCAAAATCTTGATAGTCTGGTCCGTATGGGTCAGACGATACTGGTGCTACTGCTGTAACTGCTGGTGCTGCCGATATAATAAAATCACCAACATCCGTCATTCTCCGATAGTATCCCAAATAACCGGAACGAGCAGACTCGTTGTCACAAATTCTCACTCGTGTAGCTCGACTATCATTTTTTTCGTAATACACGCTTCCATTATCATTTCTTGAAATTTTGAATACAATATTTGGAGGCAATCCATCGAGCTCAATGGTGGTCACGTCTCTATAATTGCTTGTTTGAAAAAACAAATGAGACGAATACCGAGAAGCATAATACTTAATTGGCGCACGATTTGGGTCATAAATGAAATCGCGGTATGCCCACGCTTGATAATCTCTCGCTTTCACCCAGTTTGCATTTGGAAGGTCTGTCAAAAAAACTTTTACATCATCCATATCTATAATTGGAACTGGAACATTTCCGCGGCCTTGAGTATTTAAGGCAAAAGTTGGATTGTAATGATTATTATCATCTCTATATATTTTTAAACCATCTTCGTTATAGTGCGGAATTTCTGGGTGATATGACGGTTTATTTTTATATTGCGTGAATACCATTTTTAAATTTCGCATTTCTTCTATTTCATCGGACACTGGAATCCAATTTGAATTTATTTTAATTTGAATATTTCTTTGTTGTCGTTCGTGGTTCATTTTATAACGGTTTATTTAATTTAACATGATGTATTTAATATATGTTTAAATATTATATTTTAAAATAAATAATAATATAATATAAAATATAATATTAATAACTATTAAAATATAATATTCAAAATATTAAATGTCATTTACTCGTTTTCATGATGACCCTTGCAGAATAAACAAGCAGCTGCAGGAATCAACAGACCCCGGACGATACATGTTGAATGTGCCAGGGAACGGAGATAAACCATATTATATTGAAGACCCGTACATTCGAATTCAAGGATGGGGTGCGAATTTAAGAACAAACACAATTAATTTAGAAAGTAATTTGAAGGGATTAAACCAGCCTCTCTCGAGAGATTGCCTGCAAAACAATTATTTAAAGACGGCTGTTAATACCAGCCCAATATCATATCCATCCTGCTGTCCGTCGTTTGTTGAACAATCGCGCGTGACCCATCCTGCATGGACATATCGCGATTTAGAACAAACCAACTGGTATTATCCTCAACTCAACCCTCAAGAAAATGTGTGTTTCCCGTTTCAAAATAACCTTAGCACGCGCATTCTAGAAAAAAACAATTATGTTGCAAAAATACCTTGTTTACCATTTCTCAAATAGGTCAGACGAGGATTAAGGTAGGTGATTAATAAAATAATTAATAAAATATAAATTAATTAATAAAATAAAACCTAATAAATACATCATTCTATTTAATAATTATAGCCAAACAGTTATACAGTTATACAATTAATTTAGCATAGCATTTAATAAAATGACACGACTTGTTTTACATATAAAAGAGCACAATAACTGGTCATTTTTCATTCAAAAATCCAATTCTAGTAATAATAATAGTAGTTTTTACGTTCATGGAAAACAATATATAAATGCGCAAACAATATTTAATTCACATTTTTTTAGCGCAAATGAATTGGGAGATTATTTAGAAGAAGTAATGGATTTTAAGTCAAGTCGAAATGATTTTACCATTACTTTATTTTGTTACAACCTAACAACAGATGCCACACATTCAGATTTGGAAAGTTATGCTGCTGAACGAAGGGGGGAATTAGTAAAGTATTATGATGTAGAATTAACAAAATCCAGATGTTTAAAGTATTTAAATTTTGTAATAACAAATACCTACATTACAGATAATTAATTGATTTATTTATTCACATTCAAATAAATAATTATAAATAATTAAAATATAAATTGTTTATAATTATTTATTTGAATATTTGAAAATATAATAATAGAGTAAAATTATATTACATATATATAGTAAATAATATATAATATAAAAATATATATAATAAAATGGAATTAGCAATCCCAATTGTTGCATTAGGAGGAATGTATTTAGTATCAAATCAAAACAAAAAAAATGATGCAGCAGGCTCAATAAAAAGTTTGAAGGAGTCGTTTATAACTTCTAATAATCCGAATAATCGCGCAAATAATCCAAACGTGCTTCCAAATACAAATATTCCCACAACTAATTATCCGGTCATGTTACCAAACACCGGTTCAAACGTAAACGCATATGCTCAACCGAATGCAGTTACAGATAAATTTTACAATGCAAGTGTAGGAAACCAGGTGTTGCGAAATCCGGACCAGTTTGGAAACTCTTACAATCCAAATACTAATTCAAAAAAAAATCCAGGGTTTACCAGCCCAAACACTGTTTATTCTCTCACTGGACAACCCATTAATCAAAATAAATTTGAGCATAACAACATGGTTCCGTTCTTCGGTGCAAAAATTAAAGGAAGAACTGCTGATGCAAATGCAATAGAATCTGTGCTTGACACGTATTCGGGTGCCGGGTCACAAAAAATACATAAGGAAGAAAGAGCCCCGCTTTTTGCGCCTCAAAACGCTATAAATTATGTAAATGGAATGCCCAGTGTTACCGATTTTATTCAGTCACGCGTCATGCCAGGAAGCAAAATGGCAAATGTTAAACCGTGGGAAGAAATTCAGGTGGGTCCGGGTTTAGACCAAGGATACACGGCAAAAGGTAGCGACGGGTTCAACTCGGGAATGGAGGCGCGAGATAAATGGGTTGACCGCAATGTTGACCAACTCCGCACTGTCAACAACCCCAAAATAACTTTTGGTCTTGAATCGCACGAGGGTCCAGCGTACAATTGGAATAATTTGAGCGCACCGACACCGGAAACGTATGGAAAGGTGGAGAAATATTTACCGGATAAATTTTACTTGAACACATCTGACCGTTGGTTTACCACTACCGGTATTGAAAAAGCGCAGACAGCTCGCGCAAAAGAGGTTTACAAGCCGCAATCGCGCGTCTGCACAACCACTGAATATTTTGGTGCGGATTCGAATGTCATGGGCACAAACACCTACGCGCCCGAAAATTATGAGCCAGCTAAACGACCAGAATATAGTGCAAAACCTATAACAAATGCTCATAATGGTGGTAAAAATTTCACTCCTGGCGAAAATGATTACGGGCGTGATGGATACAAGCTTTTATCAAACAATCGCAATACCACAAAAAGCCATGAGGGCGGAATAATTCATGGTGCAATGCGTGCGGTCGTTGCCCCGATTCTCGATTTGTTGCGACCATCTCGCAAAGAAAACGCAATTGGAAACATTCGGTTGTATGGTGATGTCAAACCGGCTTGCGGTTCTTCTGGTGTTGTGTATAATCCTGCAAATCGTGCACCCACAACCATTAAAGAAACAACGGAAGGACTTCTCGGGTTCAACCACTTGAATGTGGATGCGCAAACAGCAGGTAGCGGTTATTTAGTTAACCCGCAACAAGCCACGTTTAATCAGCGCGATACGACAAATGTGCAATACGTTGGCACCAGCGGCGGTGCGACAAACCAAGGTGTTGGTGTTTATGAAGCGCAATACAATCAGCACAATAATGTGAATAAAATGTCAACTAGCTTTACACCGGCTGGCAATATGAACTTGTTTAACCCAACTGAAAACATATGCACGAAACGTCACGAGGATAACTGTGAGCCATGGATACCCAATCCCGTTTTCAGAATATCAAACCCACCGGGCGTTGAAATGTATGGAAAACTTGAGAAATATCCGCAGTCTTACCAAGAATCTGTCAATTGTGCGCGCATTCAGCCCGATATTTTAGACGCATTTCGGAAGAATCCATACACGCAAAGTTTGCACAGTTGTGTTTTTCCTTAATCATTGCAACATTCCTTTTATTTCATTTTCATAATAATTTTTATTTTATTATCTATAGTTTTTATATCACCATACTATAAATAATAATATTAATAAATAATAATAATAGTCAGTATGAAATTAGATTTTAATATTAAACTAGGAAAATGGGCATTATTTAGCATTCTCGTCATTGTTATTTTATACGGGTCTTATTATAGTTTGTTCGGACTTAGAGAGGGGTTTGAACCGGGAACATGTCCTCCAAAGGGGTGCATGGGACATCAAATTGACCCGGATGGGAATTGTCAGAGATATAATGTAGAAGACGGATATAATACTTTTTATGTTAAGATTGGTGGAATGGATGATGTCATGCCGATGTCACTTAACATACCAGCTGACCTCTATACAGGTGACTCACTTGCTAAAGAAATGCAAACATTAATTTTAGGCATTGGTAATCCGGCTACAAACAATTTTACATGCAAGTTTCATGACTCTGATGAACCAGGAAAAGCGTTACATCTGAACCAGTTGGAATTCAATTTGAATAATAAAGATGACCTAACTACAACAGTAACCATTCTATTCGTTCTCAACGCACCATATGATAAAAAAACTTCTTTGGAAAGTTTATTCAAAACGAAAAATATTATTCTTACAGGAATAACGTCTCAATTTACCGGTCTTAATTTAACTAATCCATATTTTCCATCATCACTAAAACCAACATCTATTTGTCCGCAAGTTTGCGCTTTCGGCGGTTACGACGGTGGCATTACAAAAGATAAAGATTATTGTCAATATGATAAAGATTGTTTGGCATGTGCAACAGTCATATGTAAAAAAGGCGTTTGTCCGGACCCCGGACCCAAACCAACACCACCGCCTTCTCCATCTAAAAAAGGCGGAAAGGGCGGAAAGGGTGGTGGCGGAAAGGGCGGAAAGGGTGGTGGAGGTGGAGGTGGCAAACCTGATTGCTCTCAGGCAAAATGTTACGCTCAACCGCTCGCCGGAACGAATGACCAATTCAACCAGTTTGACCCATATAATCCCAAAGACCCGGGCAATCCGAAATATGATGAAGACACTGGATTCTGCGGAATTAGCAACACAGACGAAAATGGTATGAGATTCATGTTTGGATGCGATTCAACATCAAAATGTACAAAAAAGAATTTAGATTGCAACACCGAGTGTAAAAGAGATACATCTGGAAAAATTATTGGTAATTGTCAAGAGTATCCATGCACCAAGGGCGTAAATTGGAATAAAAAAGACTGTGTTGTAAAAAATCCTGGAAAATCCGACCCAGGTTCTAATAACAGCGGCTACAATTATTATGATGCCGACATGGACGATTACATGAATGAATTAATGAAACCCGGTCAAATGACTCCAAATCAAATGTATAATTTTAGTCAAGCACGCTATGGATGCGATGCATCCAAATATGGATGTTGCGCCGACGGATTCACCTATAAAAAAGATGCGAGCGGAAACAATTGTTTTGATTTTCTTCCGTATTATAATCCCATTTTGTTCAGAGGCGGTGCTTGAACAATCATCGCTATTTAGTATTAAATACAAAATAGAATTTTTATATAATGGAAATAATTGAGAAGTTACCAGATGACATAATTTTATATATTTACACAAAAATTATTAAGAGGTACCGTTTTTATAAAGGCAAACTTATAAAACTGATTGATTTAGATAAGTATTCATTTTTAAAAAAATACATTTGTCATCGAATTGTCAGATTTCGTCAACTTCCTTCGATAGACGCGAATGAAAAAAGATATCGCATAGATTACTGCATTCCAAATGTATGTGAAATTTACAACAGAAAAGATTTACATATAGATGATGACATGATTTGTATGGAATTAACAGAAAATGAGAATTCAATATATTATGAAATTTCAAGATTTCGGATTAAACGGGTTGAGAATATAAATAATAAAAAATTACCCACAATATATTACAAAGGGGGTTTGGTCGATTATGATTGGGATGTGGTTAGTTACTCTTACACGATATAAGTATATATATAAAGTAAAGTAACAGTTGTTTCAATTTTCTTCCATAAAATTATATCTTTACAACTGATAATGAATTATAATTATTTTACACCTTTAGACATTTAAAAGGCCGATTATTTTATAAATTATTTTCTTTTATAAAATTACTTATATAAATACCATTACCAATATGAACACTGCTATCACTTAAATCTTTTCTTAAATATCCATTTTTATCTATATAATTATTATAAATATCAAAGAATATATATTCTTTTTCAATACATTTTTCTTTTAATTTTTCGTTAAAATATAAAGTATATTGTTTTCGTTCTTCATCTGTTCCCAAATATGGACATTCAGGATTTTCCAAAGTATTATATTTTTGAATAGGTGGAACAACATTATAAACACATACATTTTTTAGTTTAATTTGTGAAATGGATACATTTAATTCAATTGCTTCAAAATAATTATCAACAATATTGTTTATAATATCTTGATATGTTGTTGTTTCTGTTATGTGTTTATGGATATGACATCTACAATCTATTTCACCTAAACAAAAAACAATAGTGTCACCATCTTTAATATTAAAGTTGCGAATATCGCATCTATTTAATTTTTCTTTCCCAAAACTATAACATAAAACTGGTCCTAAATGATGCTGTTTTATTCCAGTCCAACCATTACCGGAATGACTATCTCCAATTGTATGAATTGACATATATATATATATATATATATATATATATATATATATAAAAAAAAAAA